AACAATTGACCTTCTTACAGAATCTTATAAGGAGGAAATGACCACTAGAAGAAAATATGAATGGAAAAATTCTAATGGTGAAATTATTGAAACTTTATATTTTAAACCTTTAACCAGATACGATAGAAAGAAGGCTCAAGCTGCTGCTGGAACAGAAGAAGCATTAACAATGACTACGCATGTCTTATGTCAAATGGCAGAGTTGGAAGATGGTACTAAAGCATTTAATATGGCAGATGCCGCAGAGTTGCACAGATTTATTCCTGAGAATGTTTTAAATGAGATTGAATTATTTTTATTTGAAATAAAGCTTGATATTAATACAGCAAAAAACGAATAAGAGGGGATAACTGGCTTAACTTTGAGTTTTTCCTAGCAACAGAACTTGGTAAAACATTATATGAACTTAGAACTTCTTTATCTGAAGAAGAGCTTATATATTGGGCTGCGTATTATGAAATTAAGTATGAGAACGAAAAAAGACAAACTGATCGTCAAAGAGCTAAATCAAGGTAATATATAATAAAGACTTTTTTTTATTAGTGGCAGAAAGTATTGTAAAACTGAGAGTTGATGCCACTGGTGCGACAAGTGCTTTAAAAGGTGTACAGAATCAGACAAATAAATTACAACAATCTTTTGGTGGGTTACAAACTGCAATCGCTGGTCTTGGTATTGGTTTGTTAGCAAGACAGGCAGTAAATACATCTGCAAATTTTGAAAAATTAAATGTCAGATTAGGACTCTTAACAAAATCATCTGGTACATTTGCAAAATCACAACAAGTTGCTGCTGATGCACAAAAAGCTTTTGGATTGAGTGCAACTGAAGCCCTCGAAGGCATTACAGATATAACAGCAAGGTTGGCTCCATTGGGTGTTGGAGTTGAAGATATTAAATCAACATTTTTTGGTTTTAATACAGCCGCAAAATTAGCTGGTGCTTCTGCTATAGAAAGTTCAAATGCTTTTAGACAATTAGCTCAAGCATTAGGCTCTGGACGTTTACAAGGAGATGAATTTAGAAGTATTTCAGAACAGATCCCAACATTACTTGGTCCAATATCAGATGAACTTGGTGTTACTGTTGGAGCTTTAAAAAAATTCGCTTCAGAAGGAAAACTTACAAGTGATGTTGTTTTAAGAGCATTAAGAAAAATTGAAACAGATGGTTCTGCATCTTTGAAAGAATTAATTAAAAATGATCCAACACAAGTATTCAAAAACTTAAGTAATGCTACTGAAGATTTAGCAAGAGCCATTGGAGGTAAATTAAGACCAGCAGTTGAACCTACTGTTAAGGCATTAACAGCTTTAACAGTAGCAATAACAGACTTTTTAAATACTTCAGAAGGTCAAACAGCACTTGTTGTTGGTGGTATTGCTTTAGCTGTTAAAGGCTTAAGTGTTGTTCTTCCTGTAGCTGTTATTCAAGTAAAAGCTTTAATCGCTGGTTTTAGCATGGTCGGTGTTCAGTCAATTATTGCTTCAAGTGGTTTAACAGGTGTAAATGCTGCAAGTTTATTAGCGGCTGGTGGTGTTTCAAAACTTACTGTTGCTGTCGGGGCTTTAAAAATAGCTGCTAATGCACTTCCACTGGTTGCTTTGGCAAGCGGTTTTGCGTTTTTGACTAATGCAATTATAAAAGCAATAAATAAACAGAAAGAATTTAATAAATTATTAGAAGAGGGCAGTTCTTCAGACTTACAGGCAAAGATAGATGAAGTAACAAAAAAAATAGACAAACTCAAAGAAGCTAAAGCCAAAGCTGATGAGCAACCTTTTTTAATATTTCATGCTGATCAACAGATTCAACTAAATTCTTTAAATAATGACCTAGATAAATTAAAAGAAAAATTAGTTATTGCGCAAGGTATTGAATTATTTAGAGATTTTGAAAAAGCAAAAAAAGCATTACAGGCTACAAATGAAAAACTTAAAGAAAATGTTGAACGATCAACAATTTGATTTAGAACAAAAAAGAAAAGAACTTACAGAAAAATATGGAGAAGAGTTAGCAAATCAACTTATTGATATCGAAAAATCGAATCAATCTTTAAAAAAACAAGAAGATCAAATCAAAAAAAATCAAGAAGCTACTAAAGCATTGAAAGAAAAATTTATGGAAATAGGTCAAAGTGTTGAAGATGGAATTGTCTCAAACTTAGCTGATGCAGTAGAAGGTACAAAGACTTTAGCTCAAGCGGCTGTAAGTGTACTTAATGATCTTAAACGTAAATTAATTGAAGTAGCTATTCAACAAGCCGTATCTGGTATTGGTGGAAAGATTGGAGGGTTTTTAGGTAAAGTGTTTGGAGGTGGTAAAGCTGCTGGTGGGCCTGTAGCTGCCAATAAAAGTTTTGTTGTAGGTGAAAAAGGTCCAGAAATCTTGACTATGGGATCTAGTCGTGGGTTCATTACACCAAATAATAAACTTGGAGGAGGTACAACTAATATTGTCAATGTTTCCGTTGATGCGTCTGGCAGTTCTGTGTCAGGTAGCAATCAAGATGCACAGGCACTAGGAAATGTTATAGGGGCTGCGATTCGTGCAGAACTTATTAAAGAAAAACGTGCAGGAGGTTTATTAAGTAGGTAATGGCAACTTTTCCTTCAATTCAGCCAACATATTCTGGCTTCAGAAAAACTAGCTCACCAAAGGTTAGAACAACAGCTTTAGGTGATGGCTACCAGTTCAGAGCTTTATTTGGCCTTCCTTTAACACAAGACCCTAAAGTATATGATCTTACTTTTGTAGTGTCTGAAGAGCAATCAGATATTATTGAGGCTTTTTTAAGAAGTAGAGTCAACGACCAAGAAAGTTTTACGTTTACCCCACCAGCCGAAGGGTTTACAAAAACAGGCACTTATTCTCAAAGTGGCACAACAGTTACAATAACGATTGCTAATCATGGCCTTGCTATCGGTGATGTCGTAACTATTGACTATACATCTGGCTCTGCTGTTGATGGTTCTTTTGCAGTAGTCACAACGGCTGATGATAATACTTTTACTGTTACGGCTGCGGCAAGTGCAACAAACTCAGGAAATGTTTCTGTAACTTTATCTGGTGCTGGTAAATTTATCTGTAAAACTTGGTCAAAACAAATTCCATATAATAACAGAGCTATCATTACTACAACCTTTGAAGAGGTATTTGAACCATAAATGGCAATTCCTACCGCAGAACTTCAATCTTTATCTAATAAATCAATAATAGAGTTGTATTCAATAACTCTTGTTTCTGCTTTGCATGGTTCAACAAATGTAAGCCGTTTTCATTCTGGTGTGGGCATGAACAGCAACACTTCAATAATATGGCAGGGCAACACATACGATAAGTTTCCAATTATTGCTGAAGGGTTTGAATATACTGGCAAAGGAACACTGCCAAGACCGACTCTAACAGTTTCAAATATTCTTGGGACTATTACAACACTTATGGCAAGTGCAAACGCTACAACACCATTTAATGACTTGCAGGGTGCAAAGTTTATAAGACATAGAACAATGGCACAATTTTTAGACGCTGCAAACTTTCCATCAAATCAAAATCCATTTGGTACTCCATCAAGCACAACAGAATTGCCACAGGAGATATATTTTATTGATAGAAAAGTTGTAGAAAATAGAGAAATAGTACAGTTTGAGTTGGCTAGTGTTCTTGATCTAAATAATATTCGTTGTCCTAAATTACAGGTGACTAGAAAAGATTTTCCTTCCGTTGGCACTTTTGTAAACGCATGAACTGGAAAGAACAAGCTGCTATACACGCTGATAAACAAGCCCCCAAAGAGTCTTGTGGTTTGTTGGCTATTATCAAAGGCAAAGAAACTTATTGGCCTTGTAAAAACCTTTCAGAGTCACCAGATGAGTTTTTTGTTATAGATCCAGATAATTGGGCAGATTGTGAAGATGAAGGAGAACTTATTGGAATAATACATTCTCATGCTTATGGATCTGCCTTACCATCTGAAGCGGATAAAGCATCTTGTGAGCATCTTGGTTTACCTTTTTATATCTATAGTGTCGAGCAAAAAAACTGGATAGATTTTAAGCCATCTGGTTATACGTCTGGTTTATATGGTCGCACTTGGATTTGGGGCAAGCATGATTGTTGGAGTTTAGTGACAGATTATTTTTTAAATAAAAAACAAATAAATTTAAAATTTTGGGAAAGACCTAAAAGTATAAAAACTTTCTGTGAAAATCCATATTTTGAAAAAGTTTTAACTGGTTCTGGTTTTAAACAAGTTTCTAAAGATAATATTATTAATGATGATGTTTAAAAAAATAAAAGTTTATGGGAGATTAAGAAAGTTTCTTGGGCAGTCGTATTTTGAAGCGGCTGTTACAAGTCCAAAACAAGCATTTCATTTTTTGATTGCAAACTTTCCAGAGGTGGAAAATCATATGATGAATCAGTTTTATAAAATAAAAATGGGCGGTATGGAGATAACAGAGGATTTGTTAAGTTTACAAAGCGATGAAGATATACAGATTATTCCTATTGCCATAGGTGCTAAAGGGGCAATTGTAGGAGGTTTATTTCTGGGAGGTGGTGCGGCTGCGGCTGCGGCCACGACAGGATTTTTTGCTACTGCCATTGGTGGTGCGATTGCAACAGGCTTAACAGCAATTGGAACTTCTATGCTTGTTAACGAAGCTACAAATCTTTTGATGCCTAGACAAGATATTCCAACTGGTGTTATGGCTGATAGCTTCTCACAGAATGATCCTACATTCCAATCTTTTGGTTTTGGGTCGATTCAAAACGTATCTAGGGCTGGTGTTCCAATCCCAATTATTTATGGTGAGGTGTTCACTGGATCTGTTGTCATCAGTTCTGGTATTGATACTATTCAAGTGGAGGGTACAACATAATGCCTTTTGCAATGGGCTCAGGTATGCTTCCGCTTATTGCGGAACTTTTAGGTATTCCAGATGCTAACTTACCCAAAGATGCGCTTCAGTCAAAGCAATTTCAAACGCTAATTGAGTTGCTAGGAAGCGGAGAACTGGAGGGCTTTCCAAGTGCTACAGGTAGTAAAGGTTCGACTGAATATAATATTAGTGCTCTCAAAGACGTATTTCTTAACGGCACTCAGGTTTTACAACAAGCGGCTGGCACAAGTCCAAATGATGAGGATTTTAATTTTCAAAATATTTCTTTTGTGCCTAGATTTGGAACTTCAAATCAAACAGCTATCGCTGGAATATCAGAGACAGAATCAGAAACTAGTGTAGGTGTAACAGTAACACAATCAACACCAGTTTCAAGGCAGATAACAGATACGAATATTGATGCTGTAAGAGTTACTCTTGGTTTTCCTACATTGCAAAAATTTGAAGATAATGGCGATATAGATGGAGCTGAAGTAGCTCTTACAATTCAAACAATAGAAAATGATGGTACTACAACAACTGTTATAACTGACACTGTGAGAGGTAGAACTGCTAGCACATATTTTAGGGATTATAAAATCAACTTGCCATCTGGTACTAGTTTTCCTGTAACTATCAGAGTAAATAGAACCACAGCAGACAGTACAGAAACAACGCTTCAAGATAGTTTTCAATGGTCATCTTTTACAGAAATAATTAACGAATCAAGAGCTTATGCAAATTTTGCTCATGTAGCTTTACGTTTTGACGCTGAAACCTTTCCAAATCAGCCAAGACGTATGTACAGAATTAGAGGAACAAAGATAAAAATACCTCATAATGGAACAGTTAGGGCTGATGGGTCGATTAGTTATAGCGGTACATTTAACGGAACTTTTAAAACAGATAAAGAGTATTCAAGTGATCCAGCGTGGGTTTTATATGACTTGCTTACAACGTCAAAAGGTTTTGGAGATCATATTGCAGAATCATCATTAGATGTTTTTAGTTTTTTCTCTGCAAGTCAATATGCAAGTGAGCAAGTAGATGATGGAACTGGCACTGGAAATACGGAGGCCAGATTTTCTTGTAATGTAGTTTTAAATAGCCAGCGTGCCGCATACGATACCATAAATAATCTAGCCTCTGTTATGAGAGCAATGCCTTTTTATTCAGCAGGGGCAGTAAATATAAGCTGTGATAAACCTACAGATCCAAGCTATATCTACAATTTAAGCAATGTTTCTGAAGCTGGTTTTTCTTATTCAAGTGCAAGTAAAGACACAAAATACACTGTTGTTAATGTTTCCTACTTTGATAATGAGACTCAAGAGGTAGATTATGAGACTGTGGAAGATACAGCTTTACAGGCAAAATATGGCATAGTAACAAAAAACTTAAGTGGTTTTGCCTGTACATCAAGAGGTCAAGCGGCAAGGCTTGGACGTTGGTTTTTATATACACAAAACAATGAAGCGGAAACAGTTACATTCACAGCATCATTAGAAAGTGGAACAATAGTAAGAGTGGGAACTGTTATAAATATCGCAGATCCTATGAGGGCAGGGGTAAGAAGAGGAGGACGTATAAAAACAGGAGTTTCTACAACACAAATTATTGTTGACGATCAAAATAATACAGATTTAGCAACAACAGGATCAGCAACTTTATCTGTTATTTTATCTGATGGGAGTTTGGAAACTAAGACAATAAGTTCTGTATCTGGAGCAACCATAACTGTAGATTCTGCGTTTAGTTCAGTGCCACAAGCAAACAGTGTTTGGGTTATAGAAAATACATCTGTCGAGCTTCAAACTTTTAGAGTTGTATCTGTTACAGAGCAAGAATTATTAAATTATCAAATAGTTGCTGTTGTTCATGATCCAAATAAATATGCTTTTGTAGAAGATGGCACAGCATTGCCAACAAGAACAATAACAACACTTACTGCACTTAAAGATGCACCAAGCAGTTTGCAGGGAACAGAGAAGATAGTGGTATTAAATAACAGGGCTGTTAGTAAATTATTTATTCAATGGCAACCTGTGAATGGTGTTACTGAATATATGGTGCAGTATAGATTTCAAAATGAAAACTTTATATCAGAGCGAATAACAAGATCAGATTTTACAATATTTGAAACTTTAGAAGGTATTTATGAAGTAAGAGTCTTTAGTTATAACGCTTTAGGTAAGCCAAGCACAAATCCAGCAACAACAACATTTACAACTGTTGGTAAAACTGCTTTACCAGATGATGTGCAGAATGTACAAATAGAACCTTTGTCAGATCAGTTTGTAAGATTACGTTTTGATAAATCAACTTCGGTTGATGTGGTGCATGGGGGCAACGTGGTTATTCGTAGTTCTAACTTGACAACAGGTGCTACTTTTACAAATGCTATTGATGTAGTTCCTGAGTTGTCAGGTAATGTAAGTGAAGCAATAGTTCCAAATATTGTAAATGGCACTTATCTTCTTGCTTTTAGAGATGATGGCGGGCGACTTAGTGCAAATGCAGCATCAATAAAAAATATTAATACCAAACCTGATGTTTTTCCAAAACTTACAGTTTTAACAGATAGAGAAGATTTAGATAGTCCACCTTTTCAAGGTGTAAGGGATGATTGTTTTTTCTCTGATGAAGTTAATGGTCTAGTATTAGGGTCAACAGTTTTACTAGATGATGTAACAGATTTTGATGCAATAGCAGATTTTGATTTTCTTGGTAATGTAGATTTTCTTACAGGTGGACAATATTTCTTTGCAAATACCCTTGATCTTGGAGGAAAACAGCCATTAAGATTACGCAGACATTTTGTTACACAAGGTTTTTATCCGAATGACTTATTTGATAGTAGGACAGCAAATATAGATACTTGGACTGATTTTGACTCAGCCACCGCTGTCAATGTGAACGCCACGATATCTGTTGCCACAACTGACTCTGATCCTGATTTATTAATTGCAGCTACTTACACAATAAATGATGGTTTTGGGAATGCAGGCAACACAATTATTATTACAAAAACATCACATGGTTATAGTGTCGGGAGTCTTGTGACTCTTGACTTTACTTCTGGCACTGGTGTTGATGGTGACTATATTATTGATTCTATAATAGATGCAAACAATTATACTTTGACTTCTGCAACTTCTTTAAATACAAGCGGAAACTGCAATTATTCAGCAGAGTTTGAACCATATCAAAAGTTTGTAAATGGAACATATATTGCAAGAGGTTTTAAATTTAAATGCGATTTATTATCAACTGACCCAGCGCAGTCTATTGAAATTGATCAGCTTGGATATTTTGCTGAATTGGATAGCAGAACAGAAACAAGTCTTGGGAATGCAGCCGCTTCAAGTGGTGGATTTATTGCAAGTGGTACTTCTACAAAATCAGTGACTTTCACCGAAAGTTTTTTCACAGGCCAATCAGGAACAAGTGTAGCTGCAAATTCTGTTTTACCTTCAATAGGTATAACAATAGAAAATGCTTCATCAGGTGATTTCTTTACTTTGTCAAACATCACTGGAACAGGTTTTGATATAGATATAAAAAATGGATCTAGTAATGTAAACAGAAACTTTAAATATGCTGCTACAGGCTTTGGG